AATGACTTAAGCACGGCGCGGCATAGGATCCAAACGAGCCGTTTTGTTCCATTTGCGTAACGTTTACCGTATGCGAACGAAATAACGCGCGAGGCCCAGGCGCTATAAACGAGCCTCCCGTATCTAGGAACTTCGGAACGATCGCGCCGCTTCCGTTTATTTGCTCGTTTGGCGTCGATTGTGTAACGAGTCGGATGTCGAGTTTACCCGTAGCGAATTGCGTCTGTTCAATGTTTGGGTTAACCGAATAACCCTCAATTTTCAAATCGCCATAAACGCGCCCCGCATTCGTGTAAAGTTTGCTCGCGGCATCGCTTCCCGCCGTGTAACTGAAATTTATTTGCGCCTTTTGAATGTCGGCCGTAGAATAAATAACAACGTCCTTGTTCAAGTCGAGTTTAGACGTCCAATCGTAACTAGCGCTCGAGCCAATAAAGTCGCTCATGTTTTTAAAAATCAAACGCTTTGGAATAACAGGGTGCTCAACAACCGCGAGGTTAAACATTTTGATTACGTCGTTAACGAAATCGAGTTGTTTCATATCTGGAGCGTTTGCCGTCCAATCTATTGAGAGGCCCTGAAAAACGTTGACGTTCGTTATTCGCCATTCGGTGCCCGTAATACCGGAGGCAACGATTCGAACCGGATTGGCCGCCAAACCCGAAACTGGAATGTATCGGAAACGAACCTTTAATTTATCGCCCGCCTCACATTCAAAATCGTTGAAATTGATTAAAAAATAATCGTCATAAGTAATGTCGGTTGCAGTAATCGGAATTTGGTTTACATACGTCGAAACGCCCGTTACTGTATTCTCTATATAAACCTCAATTATGGTGTCGGCATTAGGGTTGATAGGAACGCCCGTCGCGAGAACATCAATAACGAGCTGAATTTGGAAACTATAAAGCCCCGGCAAACTCACTAGGTATTCACTTGTTGAATTAAGCCACCAACCCCCAGGGTTCGAAATAGTTGTTGTCGGAGTTAAATAGAGGTTATTAACCTGAATGTTTCCTGGAATAAGCGGCGGCCCTATAATCTGACTCGTTGTCAACCGCGCCCGGAACGTTCGGTTTATAGTTGGGTTGGTTGTAACTTTTATATCGATCGAATTTAGCCACGGCATCCAGATAGCCGCTAGCGTGTTAATTAGATCGTCAGCGTCATACGTCCAACCGGCCTGGGTAACTATTTCGTGAAATAAATAACTCCATTTAAGCGCCGGAGTAAAATCGCCCGCGAAAATTTGCTGAGAGAAATTACGGCCTCCACTCATATTCCAACGCTGGCCCCGGTCGCACATCGCGAACAAAAAATCGAGGCTCCCGTCTTGCGCTAGTTCGATTGTGTTAAAATCAACAGTCGCGCTCAAATCAATTTGTAAATCGCTGAGCTTTTTAGAACCAATGTCTCGAGCCAAATCGGAGGTATTTCCGAAAAAAGTTAGCTCGTAATCCGTCAACAAATCGCGTTGGCGAATAACTTTATTGAGTTTCAAATAACCCTGAATAATCGGAATGCTATCGACGGCGATTTGAGCGGGCAACCGATATAAAAAAAAGTTGTCGAGTTTGGAATAATTCACATTTAACAACCCCTCGAAAATCTTTTGGTTTCGCTGTGTATTCGGAACCCGAAATTGTCGCGTGAAAGGCGATCGAGTTTCTAGAGCGCTCAAATCTGTAAACGTCCAGGTTTGGGCGATCGACTCATTTTCGTACAAATCGAGAGGCGTCGATTCAATAACATTGTCGATGTAATAACCTCCGGCGCTCACTCGAAAATCATCAAATAAAATTGTGTCGAAATTTATTACCGCCTGAGTTGGGCCCGGCGTGTAAACATCAATTGAGGCCACGCCAATAACCTGGCTGTCGCCCGCTGTATTGAATAATTCAACACTAGTTAAGTTCGTCAACCCACCGTAATACTCAACAATGATTCGGAGCGATCCGGCGCCGCCATAACTCGTATCGTTGGAAACGCTGTTTATTCTCTTGCTTATTACCGACTGAACGGTTAACTGTGTTTCGTTTATCATTAGCTCCAGTAATCTTGTGAGTAGGCAATTTTTAACGTGAGGTTGTATTTTTTCCCCGTTCGCTCGCGGCGGGCTATGTACGTCGATTCGGCCACACTAACAGGCGTCTGGCTTCCGTCAGCGTTTACGATGTGAACTTGATTCGAAACCAACAAACCTTTTAAAAATTCAAATTCTCCCTCCTGAAGCCAATCGCTATTTACCGTAATAACCTTATCGACTATATTTTGGCGGTCGGTTAATTGGCGAACGGCTGAATTAAAAAAGTTTGGTAAAATTTGGCGGAATTGTCGGCGCTCGATCGCGTAACTATCCTCGTTTTTCTTTGTAAAATTTTGATAGTCCCAACCGCCCCGCGATCCAACCCAAGCTAGGCGAACCGTGTTAAAACGGCAATCGCCCAAGCCGAATTTATCCGCATTGAAAAAAACGTAAGGCCGCGAACATTGGGCGTCGCTAGAATTCGTAAAATAAAAAACGTAATGAGTCCAATTCGGATAAGCCGCGGGTTGAGGTAACCCAAGCGTGTTATATTGCAAGTTTCCCGGATAAATTCGAACGCCCTCCATTTGTCCAGCGGCGGGTAAAGGCTCAATTTGTGTTAACGGAGTTGGATCGTCGCCCGTGTAAAATTCAACAGCAAAACCAACGGCATCATTGGCGGTTAACAGGTTATTTTTCGGGCAACACATGATCATTCCGTAATCGTCCAAAAAAGCTGGAATATAAACGGCTATCGGCTCAATTAACGGCGTGTATGTCGACGCTAATGGCCATTTATACGTTGAATCTTTACGATCGCTCCAGGCGTAATTAGTGGAACCCTCCAAAGAAAACGAAACGTCCGGAACGCCCGCGTTTACGTTAGGTTTGTAGCCATTCGAGGGTTGATAATACGCGTTAAATACAGAGGTTGTTTCGGTAAATCCAACGCTCATGTTTTTCGTGAGCACATTACCAACAAGCCACCACTCGGTAACATTAACCGTGTACGTTCGCCAACCGTTACCGCTTCCCTCTCTGTAAACGGTGTTTGGAGAACTAAGAGCGCCGCTATGCAAGTCATTTTGCGCCTCATCATTTCGTAAATTAACAAGTGGCGACAAGTCGAAATAAAGGCTTCCGTCGGCGAAATCGGGCGTATAAAAAAAATTAAACTCCTGGCTCGTAAACGTGTCTGTTACTTTTACTCCGTACTTAAAACCGTCCTGAGTTATGTTTGTCGATACAACTCGATAAATCAATCTTTGGCCTCTCGGCGTTAAATCGTAGGGGCTGTCAGTTAGTAAAAGAGCCATTTTATTTTATGTATTTATCCGCTTTTAACCGGAGCTGTTTTAAAATTTCGCGTGTGTAAAATTCTCGGAACTCTTTTCCGCTTTTCCTCAATTCGGTTTCGAGAGCGTCCCTCATATAATAAACGCCAACGATGCCTCTTTTACCTATGCTCTTTGCCATGCCGTATGCCTGACGGTTTTTCTCGAGCTCGGTCTCAGCATCTTTAAATAACCCTTTTCGTTGCATCCAGGCGTAAATAGGGCTCACGGGCGGCCACGTTTTAGGATCGTTATTCGGGCGGCGCCCTTTCTCGATCACATCGGCGTAGTTACGCGTCGCTGTATCGCTCTCCGGAACCCCGAACCATTGAATAATTTTTGGGCCTCGCTTAAAATAGTTATAAGTTAATTTATCTCGGAGGTTTCCCGTGTCGACTCTATTAACCGAACGGCCCCGAATCGATCGGCGCTTTCTCAGGTTGGCGCGCGCCGTTTTAATAACGCGATCGCCGAACGCGTCCAGAATAGCCCTATTTTCGGAAAGCGACGCCATTAAATTAACGAGAGGTTCAACTGCGTTGCCGCGATAATGTAAGCCTCGTTATTCGAGTCACTCGTTGCGCCCCAGTTTAAATAATCGTCCCCGGTAATTGTAACCTGGCCCTCGTAAATCGTCACGCCGTCAACGTCGCACAAAGCATATTGCAACGCCGCGAGGCTATCGAGGTTATCGTAGCTAATGTATAGCCGGAGGCATACGGCGGTTTTGGTTTCGCCGTTGCTCCAAATGTCAAGAGGTTGTATTTCTCTCATCGTGTTATTGTAATTAAATTTCCGTGTGTTGTTGATGATGCCGTTGTTGTGACGTTATTGACTGCAAAAACCAAATACTGGTTTATAGTCGTGTTAAAAGTTAATGATGTCCAAGAGACATTTTGAGGTGTATAAGGAGACGCACCCGCAAACTGGGCGTATTTAATTGACCCCGACGCCCCGATTGCAGTAATCATAAAATTTCGCTCGAAAAGTGCCGCCGTATTCAATGCGGCTCCCCACTGTCCGATGGTTGTTCCGCCAATTGTCGGTGACGTGTTTAAATAAATTAGAAAATTCGTTCCGCCCGTTGTTGACGTGCCTGTTTTAGCATTTAGTTGCGTTGTCATCCAATCATTCAGTTGAAATGTATTCGCGGGAATTAACACGCTAAAGATTAAAGTTGTCGCAGTCGTTCCCGTGACCGCTGCTGTATCTGCAAAATTTCGGTTAATTATGATGTTCGACGAAATACCCAAGTCACTTAATAATTGACTTGCCGTGATTGCAGTGACCGTGTTGTTTGAATTTATCTTAATGTAACGAGTTGCGCTTGGATTCGGAATTGTGGCGATTGCCGTTCCGACGTCTGTAAATCCGACCGCATTTTGCTTGCCGTTGAACGTTGACCAATCCGCACTAGAAAGGGCGCCCCGGTTCGAAGCTGAGGCCGTCGGTAAATTAAAGGTGTGAACCGAACCGCTCGAGTTAATATCGAAATCGGTTCCGGCCGTGCCCGTTGCGAACGTCTGGGTGTTTGCCGTTAAACCATTCAACGAGCTGAGGCCGATCGCGTAGGTTGAATGAACTTCTCCGATCTTATTTCCCTCCGTATAAAGCGTGACCGTTTTTCCGTTCGTGTTTTGAATATCAAACTCAATATAAACGCGATCCGTCGCGGCGGTAACTGTGCTCGGAACCGAAATTGAAAACGTGTATAGATCCGGAACGCTTCCGTTTGTTATTTGCTCGAGCGGGGAGGTTGCAACGAGAGTAAATGTCGAACCGTTGTATGTAAAAAGATTCGCCACTATTTCGGCGTTGTTCGAACCGCCTCCCGTCTCACTTAAATAAACGTCGACAGTCCAAACCCCCGAAGGTATTATTAAATGATTCGGCGAACCGACGTCCGTAATAAACCGCGCAATTACTCCCGTTGTGGCTCGAGTAAAGTTTGCCGCCGGGCCCGTGTTCGCGCTCGTTCCTAACTGAAAGTAATTATTACCTCCGATAGAAGGCTGAGCCACGTTCCCGTTAAAATAAAAGATTTGCCCGCCACCACCTCCGGTGCTCGGGAAATTGGCGAGGGTTCCGTCTCCCCGAATATATTGATCGGTTGTACCCGCTCCAGAAACCGCGAGGGTTCCCGCTGTGGTAACAGGCGAGCCCGAAACCGTGAACGCGCTCGGCATGGTCAAACCTACCGACAAAACCGAACCCCCAGAGGCGGGCGTTATGGCCTCCCAATCGCCAGAGGTTGAATTGAAAGCGAGCACCTGGCCGTTCGTCGGAGCCGCCGCGTTAACGTCGCCCAAATCGTCT